CACTAACAAAGGTTCGGGTGTCCTACAACACGCCTACGTCCTTCTTTAAAAGAGTGCTTGAAGCGAAGAAATGGTTGTGGCATAACGGCAATTTCGTACCGCCCCCATTCCCTATTTCAACCGACCGGCCGATCCAAAGGCTACTACTCGGGGACCGCTGCCTCTAACTCTGTGCTTCAGAAGACTACGTCGAGCCGCTGAACTAATCAGCCGACGCTGGACTTCATCCTAGGGGGAGTCACCTCCGTTTCCATTCTGTGCGTTATTTCAAGAGCGAGAGCGCTAAGCCCGTTAACCTGAATGACGGCGTTAAGGTCATTTCTCTTTTTCTTTTGTTAGCGGCTCGACTGAGCCGACGTCTACCTCTCCCGCGAGCACTTCCTCGTACGTAGGTAATTTCCCTCTCATTGGTATGAGTAGCGGAAACCCTCGTGGAGTTCGCTTCACACGTTGCAAAAACACTTTGGCGCCGCCCACACTTCGGGAAAGAACACCCGACTCGCCACCGTACAAGTACGGTTTGAAGTCGGGCGCGTCAATCCTAGTGGCCGAGACAGCTAGATGAAAGCGCATTGCAGCGCGTGAACTCGAGAAACACTCAAAACCCGTCCTCCATTTCCACGCGGCCAATTCGGCCAAATTTTCTTTCTTTTCGTCGTCGTCCAAAAGACAAGGATCAACATACTCACAAGTGAGCGTTAATCCATTATCAATCTTTAAACTCGGAATTTTCCGAAGACCTGGCCCAAGTCGGAGGCCGAATTTCTTTGTCGCTCTGTACGCCAATGGGCCTCGAAAACCCAAATCGTGCGTAGTCAGACCTAAGGGTCTAATCTTTCCTATGTTCCAGCTAAACCAAGCCAAAGCGGCACGATACCGCAATGACCCCTTGAGTCCGGCTATAAAATCATCAAAACCCTTCGAGAGAGTATCTAAAGACTCCGACTCCCGTAACATTCCCATTCGGACAGTCGCAACCACACGATAGAAAGCGCCGAAGCGCCGACAAAGTGTGGAATTAAGCGAACCGAACTCCGGTGAAACGGAAGTTTTTGTCTTTTCAACTTCAAGGGAGAGTGAACCTACTACATCCATCCAACGCGCACTGAAGTGCGGGCCGGACCGGAAAAGTATGTCATCTCCATTGATCAAACATGGGAAACCCGAATTATCAATCCCAACAGACTCGCCTGCATACAAGAAAGCGATTCTATTCTGCAGACAAAGCAG